ATTTAATTCAGATTGAACAAGATTTACTAAACTATCATCAGGTATATCATCATGTCCTTCGTGTAATTTAGCCCATGCTTTTTTCATTTCACTTAAATATTTTTCAATTTTTTCTTCTGTTTTTTTATCGTGTTTCATACCACCTTTTAATTCAGCAATTAATTCTTTCTTCTGTGCTTTTCCTTCCTTCCCTGCTTGATCTAATAATTTAATTAATTTTCTATGTTCTTCAACATAAACTTTTTTATCCATACATACCTTCTTACCACCTTCTTGCTTACCACTTTCAAAAGCATTTAACATATGGGCATCTTTGCGACCTAAAATAGATGTTGGGATTAATCTTTCAATAAAACTTTCATTATTTTCTACTTTAGCACCAGGTAAAAATCTACCTAATAAGCCTAAAGGGTCACGGCTGGTATATTTACGTTCTACTTTTGATGGTCTAAAATAATCTTGTGGTTGAAATGCTGGGTTAAAAGTAAAGCCACCTTTAATGATGGGGAAGTCCCTTCTTAATTGGTCTGCGATCACACCACCAAGTGAATGGCCTACCACATAGATGTCATTTCCATTACTATATTTACCAATATTATCACCTACGAATTTTTTATCTTCTTTATATCTTGCCGTTCTAGTTAGACCACCAAATGGTAATGTAGTATTAGTTTGTAACCAGTCCCTAGTATCAACACTACCACGGACAGCTATTATAACGGTATTATCAGAAATTTGTTTATAAAATATGATAGTTGGTGATCTTGTTAAAATTTCATACCCTGCTACCTGTAAATTTTGTTTATATGTTCCACGTTCTAGTTGATTTAAATCTTTTTCTGATGGCATAGCACCAGATCCTAATTTTCTTTCTAATTTTTCAGCATCTTTACGTGGTAAAATAATAGTATTTAATAGTTCATCTTTAGCTTTCCTTTGTTCTTCCTTATTAAATTGTTCAATTGAAAATTTCATATTATATATATATATTTATATTAAATATTTTTTATATATGTTTTTTGTGTTTCAACCGTATGACCCATTTTATCAGCATCTTCTTTCATGTCTTTGATTGTATCACCATATTTATCACTTAAAAATATATGTCTTAAAGCACTAGATGATATTCTTTTACCAAATATTTTATTGAATAATTTAGTCATGCTATTAACTTGTGATAATGGATTTCCATCATATGATACCAAGAATGGTGTATCTGTTATTTTCTTTACCTTACCTTTAATTTTTGGGTGAAATTTTAAATATAAATCAATTATCTTTTTTAATTCTTCACTTATATCTTCTACTTTTTGACCATATTTTTTAGATGTCTTATAGATGTTAAAATAAAATTTATTTTCAGAATATGCTAGGTAATTTTTGTCCTTTGATAGTTTATCAGTGTTTTTATAAACTACATTCATATATTGATAATCTTTATTACGTCTAGGTGGTGATAATACATATAATGATAAAATCATATAGTATAATAAGGTTTCATATTGTGGTTTATTAATTACTAAAGATTTTTCAGAAAATTCAGCGACTTCTTTACCTAATTCTTCAAAACGTTTTTTTACATCATCCCATGATATCCAATTTTTCTTTTGTTCTTCAGTTGGTTCATCTGTTTCTTTTTCTTTTATTTCATTACTTTTTTCTAACATTAGATCATAATATGCTTTCCTTAATTTCACTATTTTTTTATCATCAGGACAACATCCTAAAACTGATACGATTGATATTAAAATAGATCTTTTAGTATTGTCTTTATATCCTTTTAAAATATCTTGAACACCTTGAATATTTTTTAAAAATTTAAAATCTTTTAATTCACCGTTATTAATTTTTTCTAAATTTCTTAAATAAAGTTTTATACTTGATTCAGATAGATTTTTTTCTTTTAACTTGTTGATTAAATCTTGTTTAAAATTTTCCATATATATAAATAATCTAAATATTTTATTTATATATAATATATTAAATGTCTTTTTCAGATTTGCCCACTGGCTGGAAAGTTGTAATTACTAATATAATAATTTTAGTTGTATATCATAATATTTTTCATAAATAATATATATAAATGGATCAAAGCGGTATTATTGGTTTAGTTGCTTTAGCTATTTCTATTATTGGTAGCATATTAGGTGTGATCAATCATCGTAGATTACGTAGCCATTGCTGTGGTCAGGATCTAGTAGCATCAATAGATGTAGAATCAACAACACCACCTGATAAAACTGAACAGACGACACAAATAGATGACTTGAAAATAAAGATTCCCAAAAGACCCGTAGATGAAAAATTACCACCATCACCTGAACCACCTAGAATTAATAGAATTGCTATGATTGTTTAAAGTTTATGGTGTAATAGGTGTTTTAGGAATTTACGAAAAATAGAAAAATTATCTATATAAATTCGGCTTTTTCGTAAATTCCTAAAAAAATTTAAAGAATTATTTTTTTAATCATCATTATTCAATAAATAACAATCTTTTTCTGTCATCACAAACTGGGGATAGTTTTTAAATATTGTCACCCATCTAGATCCTAAATTTTTAGCTTTCTTAATATCTTTGGTGTCCATACCTATATAACCTTCAAGTAAATTATTCAATTGTCTTTTAGACCCTGATGCTGGGAAATAAGTAATAGAATGGCATTCATTTAACATTCTTCTAGTTTCCTTACCATTTGTAGGTAAGTGATTTGTAATAATACAACTTGTTTGGGTGTGACGACCTACTTCAAGGATTTGATTAAGAAGACCATATAAAGAATCACGTAATCCTTTTTGGGTGATACAATCTATATCGTCAAATATAACCAAGCTGTTTTTAAGGTCTGAAGGCATAATAGGATCAGTTATTAAGGTGTCATCAATCTTGACACGTTTAACTTTTAAATCATCTAGTTTTTTATCTTCTGCTACAGGACTAAAAATATAAACTGGATGATCTTTATGTGCTTTCTTATAATTTCTAATATATTGACTAGCATAATATGATTTACCGCTTCCACTTGGACCAGTAATATATAAAATATCCCTTTCTTGTGTGGTGTTAGGTATCTGTTGAAATTTACCATCATTCAAATGGATTTTATTAAATCCACCATCTGTTTCACCATCATCAATGGATATTATGGTATCTTTTTTAGTGCCTGAATCTATTTTACAGAATGGTCTTCCTATTTTTTTAGTATTTAACATGATTATATACTAAATAGATAAAAATTTTAATCTAAATAGATTTTTTCATCAATACATCATTAAAATATTTCTTTGCTTCTTTATTTACTTTCTTTTCTATTTTAGGTATTAATCTATAAATGACACTGACTTTAGGTATGATTTCATTATTAATTAAATTTATCCTGATACGTCTTCTAATTAATGGATCATCATAATTTTCAAGCAGTAATTTTATAGCTTTTAGATTTTTTAATATCTTATATTCGTATCCAGTATAATTATTTAAAAAATCACTGATCTTAAGACCCATAGGCTTATCATCTAAATATTTGGCAAGACTGAAAGACCATTTTACAGCTTTATAATAATTACCTTCTTTTACTTGTTCATTGATATCATTTTTGATGGACTTTTCAACATTAGTAATATTTGGATTTAACCAATAATTAACTGACATTTCTTTGAAGGTATCAACTAAAAATATAACAAGATCTATTTTAAGGTATTCAATACGATCAAAATTAGATTTTGGTATTTCTATTTCATCTATTTGATTAGCCATAAATTTGATCTTTTTATTATGGTCTTTATATTGAACTTTAAATTCAATAAAATATATATCATCACTGCTGTCAATATTTTGAATTATTTTTTTTATTTGTTTGACTACAAAATCATATTCAATTTTACCTTCAATATAAACGTCAATATCAATATCACCAGCATTACGCTGTGATTCTAAAGAATAGCTACCAATTACGACGGGTTTTTGATTTCCGAAAGTAATAGCTTTAAAAATTGGGTATTCATTAGGCCCTGGTAAATTTTTAACTTGAAATATATCCATATAATTAAAAAATATTTTAATTATATATTATATTATAAATGGAAAAGTTTGACTTACATAAAAAAGGTGCTAAAGTTTTAGTTTTATCGTGTATTGATCCTAGATTCGTTGAATTACTAGCTGATTTTTTAATTCATGATAAAGAAGCACGTAATGATTATGATCTAATTAATTTTGCTGGTGCTGAATTAGGTGTATTAGAAAATAAAAGTTGGAAAGAAGTATATTATGAACATATTGATATAGCTATTAAGCTACATAAAATAAAAAAACTTTGGATCTTTAGTCATATGGACTGTGGAATGTATAAGGTAGTAAATGACATCAAAAAGGACACTAATGAACATTTACATGCTGAAAACTTAAATGAATTAGAAAAGATGTTAAATAAAGATTATCCAAAACTTAAGGTGAAGAAGTATATCATGACACAAAAAGGTGAATTTTTAATGGTTAAATAAATAGAAATTCTTTAAATTTTTTTAGGAATTTACGAAAATTATAAAAGTTATCTATATAAATTCGGGATTTTCGTAAATTCCTAAAAATAATTAAAGAAATATTTATTTAATTTTATTTCAATTTCCTTTTACTTTCTTTTTCATCGTCTTCTTCATGCCATAAAATTCTTAAACTTAATTCATTAGCACTATTACGACCTAACTTTCTTTTTTTAGAAATAGCACCATGTGATTTTCTAAAACGGTCACGCATGATCTTGGCATAACCTTTTTTTACTTTTTTATTTTTTTCTAGGTGACGATATATATAATAGTCTTTATATCCTACCCTACCGAAATGTTTAGTTCCATTTATGGTTAGAATTCTTAATTTATTTTTATCATTCGTATCTAAAGTAAGCTGTTTTTCATCATATCCTGATTTTTTAGCCCATATCTTCATCTGTTTAAGATAATCAATAGGATTAATACCATAACTTTTTAATTCTTCATAAAATTTAGTGCCTTTTACACCTGAACCTTGAATACGATCTAATCCTGATTCTTGTAAATCACCTAATGGTCTTAATTTAGATTTTTGTGCTTGTAATTGTTGTGCTTTGGTGGGATTTTTAGCTAGATATCTTTCACGTATATCTGTTTGTTCATAATCCATACGGTTAGCACGTTTTAATGGTTTAATTCTTGAATAAGCATGTTCAGCTTCATTAGTTAATACCCTAGATGGTCTTAAAAAAGTTTTGTCTGGGTTAATTTGACTTTGTTCATTTTGTAGTTCTTGTAAGGTATCACTTCTAGCACTTCTAATTTCACCACGTATTTCAGCGTCCCTTATTGCCTTTCTTCTTTCTGCTATGGTGGTAGTAGGTTTAGGTAATTTAATATTGAATGTTAATCCTGAATTTGTCATAGGTAATATATCAGGGATTTTATTTAATGATGTAAATTTAAAATCTAATAATCCCTGATTAGCCATTTTTTCTACCGTTTTTTTTATGCTTTCTTGTGCTAGTCTTTCATTTTCAATTCTTCTAGCTTCTGATAATTTAGCTTCTTCTTCATCTATTACTTCTAAACAATGATCACGTAATATTTGTGGCCAGTTCATAAGACGTAAAGATGAATCATTAGAATATAAATACATCTTACCACCACATCCAACAGTTTTATAAATTGTATCTATTAAATGATCAGCTAGATCACATTTAGGTTTAATAAAATAATCTTTTAAATAATTCCATACCTGTAATTCATCTACATAAATATTTTTATGTTTTCTTTGGTATGCTTTTACGAAATCATCTAAATTACTAGTTATATCACTTATTCTATGTTCATATTGTTTGAAACCTAAACCAACGTAGAAAGATACAGTTAAATAATTATTGATAGCACCTAGGTATAAAAAATCCCATTTAGAATTTGATTTAGGCCATAATGAACCCCCGCTACCGTTATCCATCATTTTTTTAAATTCTGTAAAAATAGCAAAGGCATTACTACCACATAAATATTCTACGTATAAACTATCAGTATCATCCCTAAAACCAGCCCCAGCTTGAATAATAATTTTATCACCTGATACTACATAGCATATACCATAAAGATCAAAATCATAAAAATTATTCCAACCATAATTCTGACCATTACACTTATCAACACAAAAAGAATAAGATATTCTATCGTCATTTATACCTAACATCCTTATCATAGCAGTTATTCCTATCATAGCATCTTCATTAGGTAAATTATTAGACCATGAACTAGGATTACAATTTACTAAAACAGCCCCAACTTTATTACCGCTTCTACTTTTGTGATAATTTGTATCATAATAACCAATTAAGAAATCATATCCAGCTTGTAATTGATCATAATTTACTTTGTCATCAGGTGACCAATAACCTTTACGTCTAGTATTATCACGATCATAATCAGTATCAGCACTTGGATTTCGTAAAATATCATCAGTATCACCATCATGAATATTATATGGATCTAAAAATGTTTCATCATTTGTTACAATTTTATCACCATTTAAGGTTTGTTTTTGAACTAAAAAAAGATTAGATAAAAATTCATATTTTTTTTTATTTTGTGCTTTTTGTTGGTTCTTTTCTTCTATTTCTTCAGGTGTTAATGCTGTAACCATTTCTTCAGATCCAGAACTTTGATTATCAAATTCATCGTAGTTCTGTTGTGCTAGTATTCTAGAAATTTCATAACTATCAGTTCTAGAATTATTATACATATTTTCAAATTTAACCATAAAAACACTTCTAGGATATATTTCATCTTCTTCTACACCTAAACTACTAGCAAGTGTAGTAAATTCATCATATCTAATATCCCACCAATCAGCCCTTCTAGCCCCTAAAGTTCTTCTTCCCCCAACTTTACTACCTTTCTTTTTTTCCCCTGATACTATAGCACGAACTTGCTTTCTAGCTGTCTTGTATGGTATCCCCTTCTTTGAAAAGCACACCTTTTTATCGTCTGCTTTACAAACCTTAAATTTTTTATCTTTTTGTTCAACAATTTGATAAGGCATATTAATATATATTAATTTAGATAAATAAAATAAAAATATATATTATTATATATAATCATGTCTAGTCAAAGTTTAAGCGGTAAAACAAATTATAATACAGACCCAAATCACATTTACTATAATTTACAATTATATAATAATGATAATGTAGGAAGTTCTAATGCTGTCCCTGTTAGATTTCAAGAAACAAGAACAAGCACCATTCTAGCTAATCCATCTGAATATTTCTTAAGTATTCAAAGATTTTCTATTGATACACCATCATTACCTGTATTTATGCCAGAAGTAGAAACATCACCAATATATAACCCTACACAAAATCCAAATCAATTAATTTATCAGATAGCTATATATCAACAAAATTCACTTCAAGGGCCATTTATTTTTCCTATAAATTTCAGCAATCAATTAAATATCGTTCCACCACCACAAAATTTAGATGTAAATGCTGTAAGTGATCCTTATTATTTTGTTTATGAATTTCAAAATTTTATAGATATGATAAATCAAACATTACAAACATATTATATTAATAATTCAGTTAGTTTAGGTGGATTAGGAAATTGTCCAGTATTTGGTATGGAAGCAGGTAATAAATTTTGTATTTATTTTCCAGCTACTACTACAACAAACACCTATAGTGCTGTTGGTAATATAACAGCTGTAGGAACAGGAACATCTATATGGAATAGTAATCCTATATCAACATCTAATAAATGGGTTATGGCTTTTAATGCCCCTTTACATACCTTATTTAGTGCTTTTAGATATCAATATATTGATTCATTAAAAAATCTTCCAAATATCACCCCAACAGCATCAGCAACTTTAACATCTGAAAAAACACTTCATGGATGGTATATGATATCTAATAGACCTGCTATGAATTCTACAGGAACAACATCATTACCCGTATATTTAGAAGATACTAATCAAATACCATTAAATCAAGTTGAACAAATTTCTGCTAGTAGCATACCATTTTTAGGTAATTTTTTTTATTTAGATGGGGCAACCACAGCATCATTTGAAGTTGTTAGATCACCATATTCACCTGCCCCTTTATGGTCTTGTGTAAAACAATTAATTTTTACCACAGCATTAATGCCTGTAAATAATGAATTAGTTGGGTTACCTGGTATTATTAATAGTAATCAAGCCCTTGATACTGATCTAGCAAATAATAATTTTAGTCCAGTTATCACGGATTTAGAAGTGCCACTAATTTCAGGTGATGAAATAAAACCAAATGTAACTTATAGTCCATCAGGTGAATATAGATTAATTGATCTAATGTCTAACACACCTATTAATAGTATAGAAATTAGTGTATTCTGGAAAGATCAGTATGGTGTAAATCATCCCTTCGTATTAGAACCTGGGTGCTATTCATCTATAAAGATCTTATTTAGAAGAAAAATATTTAACCTTATCTATTTACCCGAATATACCAAACCATTAAATTAAAATTATTTAGTTATGAAATATTATATATATTTAATATATATAATATGTCCAGTGATTTTAAAAAGATTTTAGTAAAAGACCCCAGATTGATGGTTACTGACCAATTAGCATATGCCGTCAAAAAAGGCGGGCAATCTATTGTATCACAGCCTGCTAGTGCCATAGCACAATCCACCAGTTCCGTAAATTTTAACGTCCAGATACCATCAGAACAGACCATAGTTGATAGAAGGGTCTGGGTTCAATCTACAGTCGTAATTAGATTTAATGTAACAGGTGGTGGTGATTTAGGGACAGCACCTGTCGTATTAAATTATGGAAATAACATTGCTTTATCAGCATTCCCTTTCCATCAGCTTTGTAGCACTGTTCAAGCAACATTAAACAATAACGTTACATCTATTAACGTCAAAGATGTTTTACCCTTTTTAACCCGTTCTAATGATTGCCGTCAATTACAAAAATCCACATCTTCATGCCCTACTTTACCCGATAAATATTATTTTAATAGTGACGATATGGGACAAGGTGGTGAATTAACATTATTTCTAGCTAGTTATTCTAATGGATTTATCCGTCCTGATATAGTTGGTAATCCCCCAGCATCCGTAAATGGAAATTTTGGTTCTGGTAGCATTGACAGCGATATTTTACCAAATGGTGCTTTTTCTGGAACTGGTGCTATCGCCACCCTTGCCAATCCTTTAAATCTTGCTAATGGCCCACCTGTTCAATTATTTTATTCATCTAATAACACCGCTAATGGTCCTTATGTTCCTGTAGTCCCTGATGTAACCACAACCCCAAACCCTGGTCAATTTGTTCCTTCCCTTGCCCCTGCTGTTACACCTGGAATACCAATCACATCTAACTGGTTTGAACTTGTATTTACAACTATTGAACCCGTTTTATGCCAACCTTTCCTATGGTCTGATCCTGTTTCTAATACCCAAGGTATTTATGGCCTTCAAACATGTCAATTACAATTTAATTTAACTGATGGTAACAGGGCTTTCAGGGTCACTGACAGCATATTAGGTTATGGTTCTTTACGTGTAAGAAGTGCTGTCATCAGAAGTGTAGCCAATTCTACTTTATGGTTTAAGTATTTAACCCCCCACCCTTCCACCCTATTACCTGCTAGAAATGTAATCCCATTATTAACTTATGATCGTTATTTTTCTAATGCTTCTAATCCTGCTTTAGGTGCTAATTTTGGAACTGGTTCTATTTCATCTAATACTTATAACCTTACACAAGTGCCTGATAAAATTTGTATCTTCTTACGTAAGAAACAATCTACACAAACACCATGTGATGCTGACTTCACACCTGTAATCACCAATATAAATTTAAATTGGAATAATAATGCTGGTCTTTTATCATCAGCATCTTTACAAGACTTATATTATTATAGCGTAAATAGTGGCAGTAATCAAACTTTTCAAGAATTTTGTGGTCAAGCATATAGTCAAGGTTCTGGCTTTTCATCTGGAACTGCTTCAGGATTTTCCCACACAGTCCCAACGGTTGGATCATACCTTATGCTAGACTTTGCCACCATAGTTCAACTTACTGAAGATTTCTATTCGTGTGGCAGTCTTGGGAACTTCCAGCTTCAATTCAGATTACAAATTGCCAATCAAACTGGTGCTATAATTCCCAGCAATACTTTAGAATTAGTTTTGGTAGTAGTAAATTCAGGTATAATGGTAACTGATCGTGGCCAAACTTCCACCTATTCTGGTATCTTAACAAAGAATGATGTCCTTGAAGCCAGTAATACTGAACCATTATCTATTCTTGATGTAAAGCGTATGGTAGGTAGTGGTCACATGGATTCTGGTCGTGCCTTACCTATGAAGGTATGTGACATGTTAAGACATGCTAAAGCTATTCCTGCTAAAGTTGTAGAAGTAGCAAAAGAAGCCGTCAGTAAAATGGCCAATAGATTAATGTAGGTCAAAAAATATAAATAATTATTTAGTTAAGAAATATTATATATAGATAATATATATAATATGTCAAGTGATTTTAAAAAAGTAAGCGTATTAGATGATCGTCTAATGACCACTGATAGCCTTAACTACGGGGTATTTCGTGGTGGGCAAAACGTCACTAACGTTATCATGCCAGCCATCAGTGCTACACCTAATGCTTTAAATTTTGTAGTTCCTTTTCCATCTGAAAGCACTGTATTAGATCGTGAAGTTTATTTAAGAACTGTAACACAATATAGAATAGAATGTAGAACCCTAGGAACACAAGCATTACAAAATATTGTAGGTGTTCCTGTATATGGAACTAATAATGGTGTTTCTACCGTATTAACATATGCTTGTCCTTTAGTATGGGGTCAAAATGTTGGTTTAACTTCTTTCCCTACCCATCGTAGCTTAAGCACCATACAAGTCCAAATAAATAATAATATAAGCACCATAAACTGTTCTGATGTTCTTCCTGCCCTTTTAAGATTTACTGATAATAATTTTTCTAAAAACAACATGACAGCAGGCCAAGTAGATCGTTTATCATCACCAACAGATGAAGTAGCATATCCACAAAATAGTAATCTAGCTGGATATGAACAAGTAAAAGGTGATAGCTGGATTGGTAACGGTGCTTTACCTGTAAGATTCCAATGGTTAGATGCTACAACACCATACAATGCTGATGGAACACCTAATCCTATTGCCGAAGATAATGCTACATTACTAGCTGGTAGTCCTTACTTCTGTATAACCGTAGATTCTACTGAACCCTTAATTGCCCCACCTTTCATTTGGAATCACACCGAATCCAATCGTATGGGAATATACGGAATTCAAAATCTTTCCGTGGTCTGTAATTATGAATCTAATATTGATGCTAGCTTAAAATTTTCTTTCTATTCTGGTTCTTTCACAAATACCCAAGCTTTAGGTGGGTTTTCTACTGCCCAAATTCCATGGCAAGGTGGTGCTGGCTTTTGTTATCCTAATATAAGTCAAAGAATTTTAACAGCTGAATTACAAATGAAATATATTACCCCACACGGAACAGACATCAAACCTTTACGTAATGTAATACCATATTTAGAATATCCCAGATTTATTACATCAGGATTAAGTGCTATAGCTAATGGTGAAGCTAACACCAGTAGTGGTAGTATGTTACCATTACAAGGTTTAAGTGTATTTTCCCCTGTTCAATCTATAATCACACCTACAGAAGTTCAATTAGTCAGTCAAACTTATACCTTAAATCAAGTGCCAGATAAATTAATTATTTTTGTAAGACCTACATTAACTGGGGTAAATGCTTTTTACAACGATTTTGTGCTAGCAATTACAAATATTAGGATACAATGGAATAACCATTCAGGAATTCTTGCTAATGCCAGTCAGGAACAACTTTTCCATATGTCCCGTGAAGCAGGTAGCAATCAAGATTGGGAAGGATTCAAAGGGGTAGCAAATGTATGCTATAATCCTTGGAATTCTTTAACAGCCCAGACCTTTTATGCTGATGCTAATAGTGTTACACCATTACCAGTCCAAGGACCAACAGCACAATCCAGACAAGTAGCCACCATAGGATCATATTTAGTTCTTGATATGGCAAGACACCTTGAACTTCAAGAACCATATTATGCCCCAGGATCTTTAGGTTCATTCCAATTACAATTTAATTTAACTTGTGAAAATTATAAAACATATTCATTATTCACTGAAGGTGCTATCATACCTGAAATTGTAGTAATTCCTGTAAATTCAGGTATCATGGTGACAGAAAAAGGCCAAACATCAGCATATTCTGGAATTTTAACAAAGTCTGACGTGCTTGATGCTGGCTTACAAGAACCATACGGTCATATGGATATTAAAAGAATTGTAGGACACGGACATTCTGATGGTTGTAAAGCATTACCTAGAAGAATCCACCCTATGAAAAAAGAAGGTAGTCATACAATGCCCGACGGGTCAAGAATGTCTAATAGACTTATGTAATTTAAAAATTTAGTTTAAAATATTATATATATCAATAATATATATAATATGCCAATTGATACCCCTTATAATAGAATGGTCACTGAAAAGTATAATCAAATTCTTCGTGATAAAGTAGATCACGAAGAAGCCACCTTACAAACTGTAATGCCTTCACCTGCTGGTATGTATGTAAATGGTTATGAACCTGTAATGGTTGGTTCTGGTGTTGGTCTTTATAAAAAGAATAGAATATGCCCTAAAGGTCATAAGGTATGTAGTTGTGATGATGGATTATCTGGATCTGGTAAAGCCCATGGTATAAGTGCTACCTTATGCGGTCGTGGTGAATGTGATCGTGTAGTTGGTGGAAATAATTTGGGACTTGAACCTAATGTTCGTGTAGCCCTAGCTTTAGGTGCTGGAATGCGTGGGGATGCTACATCTAAACACGGATGTTTAGATATGTATGAAAAATTTAATAATGGTCCTAAACTTACTGATGGAACATTATATCATAAAAGTATAGGTGGTCTTACTGGACAACAACATCATCGTCATCGTCATCTAGCATCTGAAAATGTTAATAAAAATAAAGCCTTAAGAATGTTAGGTAATGGTGAAGGTGGAAGACGTGGAAGAAAAAATCCTTTATCATCTAAACCCCCAGCTAATCAAGGAAGAAAAGGACAAGCACCACCACCAAAGAAAGAAGAACCTAGCATTTATACATTAGAAAATTTAGAAAAAGGTGTTAATGCTGTAGAAAAGGTAGGAAATGTAATAGGAAAAGTTACACCTATGTTTGAAGGTGCTTATAATTATGGTAAAAAATTTTTTGGTGGTCGTCCCCATGAAAATATGGTAAAACAAATGCGTGAATCTAAAAGAAAAACAGAAGAAAGAAAAGCAAGGGAAGGAAAAGGTAAAGCACATGGTGCTACTAAAACAATAAGAAATGAAGATAGACATGCTGAACGTGTCCGTGGTGTTCGTGCTAGTGGTAAAGCACACGGCAAAACTAGATGTGAAATAGTAAGGGAAGTAATGAATAAGATGGGCTGTTCCATGATAGAAGCATCTAAACACGTAAAAGCAAATGGTTTATATTAATTTCAAATAATTAATTTATTTATTAATTATATGAATAGTGAAATTTCCTTACACTTTATCGGGAATCCAGAATTATGGTCTGAAACACACAAAAAAATTTGTTATATCTTACCATATTATGACGACAATAAAAAACAAAATTATTTAATGAAGTATGTATTAAGAATGTTTGAAAGATTGGGGGAAGATTATGAAATAAAATATATTTATAATAATTCAGACCGTTATACAGGTGTAGAAATAGATGAAGCACATTTTAATAGTGTTAAATTAGACTATTTAGAAACTGAAATAAATAGACTTAAAAGAATATTAAGTAAAGAACCAAGAAAGAAAATAATAATAGAAATTTAGACTGGTATAAGCTTGTAATTATTTTTTTGTTCTTCTTCTTGCTTGATAGCTTGTAATCTATTAGCCTTCATACGATCACGATATTCTTTATTTCTTTGTCTTACGGTTTCAATGTTCATAAGATACCATAATCTTTTATATTCTTTTATATCTGTAGTCTTATGATCTGATCTTTTAGGCTTTTCAATTACTGGTTTAATTTTAGATGGATAGTCATTATTTAATTTATCAAAGAATTCAAAAAATTTCATTTATATAAAATCTAAATATATTTTTCAATTGGAATAATCTTATTTAAATAATCCTTCGGATTATTTAAACGGGCGATTTTTAGATTATTTTAGATTATTTCCCATCTAAATCTATTCAGGATAGGAATAATAACGTTATTATTCCTAGATTATATCTAATTTTGATAGATTATCGTAGGAATTAATCTAAAAAAATCTAAATCGCCCCTTTTATCAATCCGAAGGATTGATAAAATAAAAATATTTAGTTAGTATATATAAATGGAAACAGAAAAGAATGAAACAGTTGAAAGGGAAATGGTTGAAGTCACTAAAATAGCTATTCAAATTCACTTTAATAATAAATACGTAAAGGAATGTATAGTTCCCCATGAAGTTCTAGTGAAAATAGCTGACATTTTATTTGAATTTGAATCAAAACGTGATATAGAATATAATAAACAAAAAGAATTAGAAAAAAATAAAGAAAAAGATCAAATCGTAATAGATAAAGTAAAAGAAGAAATGAATAAATAATTTAAGTAAATAATTATTATATAAATTATATTATGGAAATAATCAAAGAATTACAAAAAGAATTAAAATCAAAAATAAAAGAAATTGAACATACAAAGAATAACAAAGATTTTGAAGTATTAGAATTTCAAATCATTGATCTATTTAAAAGATTATTAAAAGAAAATAAAAATAAATATAAATTAAATATGATTTATAATAATATAGATGTCTAATCATGATAATCCCACATTATGGAATAAAATAAAAGATAAGGTCATGAAAGGTGATAAAGGTGGTAAAGCTGGTCAATGGTCTGCCCGTAAAGCCCAGATACTAGTTAAGCTGTATAAAGATGCTGGTGGTGGCTTTATAGGAAAGAAATCAAAAAATAACAGCTTGGTAAGATGGACTAAACAGAATTGGATGACAAAGTCAGGTATGCCGTCACTAGTTACAGGTGAAAGGTATTTACCAGAAAAAGCTATCAAAGCATTGACTAATGAACAATATGAAGATACATCTAAAGCTAAACGTGAATCATTAAGATTAGGTGATCAGTTTTCAGCCCAGCCTAATAGTGTCCTTAATCTAGTAAGAAGTTATATAAGATAACCTAATAGATGTTTTAGGAATTTACGAAATTTACAAAATTATATAAGATATTTTTATAAATTTCGTAAATTCCTAAAAGACCTAA